ACAGATATTATTAGAAACTATTAATGTTGATGTTGATCCTGCTACTGCTCATAAGTTGACAGTCGATGCTTCTACTAGATTACCTACAGCAATAGATTTAACTAACAATGTAGTAACGCAACTCCAATATGATACCGGAGTTGCCGCAGCTGCAGGTGGTATCGCTGCTATTATTGATGCCTCTAAAGTATCAATTGCAACATATACAAGAACTGATAACTATGATATTAAACAAACAATCGACTTTTTTGTAGAACATTAATAAGGATAAAAAATGGTAAATAATAATGGTGCTGGTATACTAGGTCCTACTCTCACGGGGTATAATAACAATCCTGCTTTTATTCGTGTAGCTAAAAGTAGAACCACACCACCGGCGGCATCGATGTGTTCACCATTAAGTCTATTAGATATTAGACCCGGTGGGACTGGTGCATTTGCTGATGCTGATTGGGTAAATCCAACAATAATCGATCAAGTTACATTCTTATGGGCAGAGTCTGGTGGTTTTGCAACGGGTATAAGTCCAAACCATATACCGACAGAATATACGGCAACACTTGATGGTAGTAACAATATTACAGGTATAAGTATTAGTCAGGCATGGCCATACGTTCCCACTGAGTACGCAAATTCTTGTCTTACATATGGTACTGTTAACACTGATAATATGATGGCGATTGATGCAGGTATCGATATTACTGATCATGCGGCAATCAAAGCTACAGTGAAATCATCAGTAATTGCTATGAGTGTAGTGTCGTCAGTAATGCCATAAAAAATGAAAACACTAGATATAAAACAAACGATTGATGCTTTCAGAAATAATCCAGGATGGCTTCATGCAAATGATTCAAAGTTCACTAGTAATAATCTTAGAATAGGTGTTGATGACCTCTCTAGTTTTAATCAAGAAGAGTATCGTGGAGAGGGCCCGGTAGGCTTCCCTTTTGAAGCAGGGGTAGATTTAGAAGAGAAATTAAAACAAAAGACATCAGACATTATGGCAGGCCTGAATGTAGCTCAACAGCAACTGATATACAGAGCAATAAAAAAAGATATTTATGAACCTCTCTATGGTGGTCATACTCATGCAGAGCACCCTGAAAATGCAGAATATTTTAATTATATGAAAGGTTTAGTAGGATCATATGTATTCTCACCCTATACTTGGTACAATACAGGTAATACAGTCGAATGGGATGAAGCAGTATTTATTAATGCTGGGAATTTTGCCTATCAAGCCACAGATTACTTTGCAAAGCAACTCAACGGTGGATGGGGTAGTACTACTATTGCAGCTGAATTTGACGATTTTTTGGAACAAGGTCTCGGTGTTATTGATGCGGCTGAGGATAAAGCTGACCTTAGACCGGAGTTACTAGGTCAATATACTATTGTAAATGTAATAACTACAAGAGATCAATATGACGAAACACAGATCAATCATTTCCCTGTTTGTGCAGGATTTAGTTCTGACGGAAAAATAGTGGCTAAGCTTTTACCTCCTCCTCGGAGTGACAGCTTTGGAGTAACCCCTCGTAGTCAGTTAACTGCGTCAGAGATATGTCTAGCTAACGAAGGGAAAGGGGTCGAACCGCCTTCGAATAATGTATGGGAAGGCGGTTCTGTTGAGGCATCTGTAAGAGTTCCAACAGAATTCGATTTGGCAGCTGGACTAGTAACTCAAGCACAGTTTACCGCTGGTGTAGCAATTGCTGTTGGTGCTAGATCTCAAGGTTATATAACAGCGAAGATAACTCATAATGAAATGGGCAATCAACCATATGGTTATACCATCACATGCAGTGATGGTGGAGAGGATGGTACAGTAGATCTATCATACAGCTATTATGCAGGGGATCCAACGGGTGAGTCTCTATGTACTGTGACGACTACTATCGGATGGGGGTCGGATGGCACTTCAGGGGACTCGATTACAGCACATTCAAGTGAAACTGGAAATTTTTATGAAGTTAGTACTGGTTCTTTTTCAGATACTAGTAATAACTGTAGAGGAGGTTGTTGGGGCCCTACTACTGGTGGGTCGTGTGAGGAGGGTGGAATACCAATACCCTTTGAAGAAACAGTAACCATAATATTAATTCCTGTAACTCTTGTACATACATATACACCATAACAAATGAAAAAAGATATTGATAAGGATTATGATTATATAAGATCATCACTCTATAACCTTTCTGATAAACAATCGGAAGGTATAGAGCTCATGATGGATTTAGCACGTGAATCTGAACACCCACGTGCCTTTGAAGTCCTTTCTAACATGATCAAAACTAACGCAGAAGTAGTTGAATCATTAATGAATCTTCAGAAAGAGAAGAAGAAGATTGAACTCGGTGATAAACCAACTGAAACTATTACTAATAATAATGTCTTCATTGGTTCATCTACCGATCTACAGAAACTATTAGCGGCTAAGAATGAAGATGTGATTGAGCATACTAAGGAATAGTATACCATCCTTTCCCCCATAACATAGTTATATTATACACTATTATTCATGAAATGTCAAGATGTATTATTATATTATAAAGATAAAGAATAATTTAATTAAAGTTGGTATCACTAAAGACTTAAAGCAAAGACTTAAAGCGTATAGAACATCAGATCCGCTACTATCATATTATAAAACATATGAACTTGATCTCAACAAAAAAGAAACATTAAAGTTAGAGAAAACTATATTAAATGAATTAAAACGATGGTATCAGTGTAGATCAGAAACAATAGAATCTGATAATCCACGAGCTATTGAAATGATCGTTGAAGGTATAATGGAAGACTATGGAACTAATTAATGGACAAGCTGGTTATCTCGGTAATGTTAATGTAAAGAAAGATGGTATATCACATCAATGGTCTTTACATGAAGTAGAAGAGTATTCTAAATGTGTGGATGATGCCGCTTACTTTGCTCGTAAATATATTAAGATTGTCCATTTAGATAAAGGTTTAACATCATTTGATTTATATCCTTATCAAGAGAAGATGTTTCAGCATTTTGAAGATAATAGGTTTTCTATAGTATTAGCCTGTCGTCAATCAGGTAAATCAATATCATCTGTTGTATATCTTCTATGGTATGCATTATTCCATCCAGATAAGACTATAGCTATTCTTGCAAACAAAGGTGCTACTGCTCGTGAAATGTTGTCTAGAGTAACATTAGCATTAGAGAACCTACCTTTCTTTCTTCAAGCAGGATGTAAAGTACTTAATAAAGGATCTATAGAGTTTTCTAATAATTCTCGTATTATTGCAACTGCTACATCAGGTTCTTCTATTCGTGGTATGTCTATATCGTTATTATTCCTTGATGAGTTTGCCTTTGTAGAGAATGATGGTGAGTTCTATACATCAACATATCCAGTAATATCATCAGGTAAGACTACTCGGGTTATTATCACATCAACTGCTAATGGGTTAGGTAATGTATATCACAAATTATGGGAAGGTGCAACTCAAGGTGTTAACTCGTATAAACCATTTCGAGTTGACTGGTACGATGTACCGGGAAGAGATGAAGAATGGAAAAAAGAGACAATCTCCAATACGTCAGAACTACAATTCGAACAGGAATTTGGTAATAGATTTATTGGTGTAGGTAATACTCTAATAACAGCAAATACACTATTATCATTACGAGCAATAGAACCACTTCATAGACTCGATAATGGTGTTCGTATATATAAAGAGACAGTAGAAAAACATCAATATATAATGTTTGTTGATGTAGCTAAAGGAAGAGGTAGAGATTACTCTACATTTAATATAATAGATGTTACAGGTGATGTATTTGAACAGGTCGCTGTATATCAAGTAAATACTATATCACCCTTATTATTTCCTGATGTTATACATAAGTATGCTAAGGTATATAATAATTGTTATGTAGTTATAGAATCAAATGATCAAGGATCTGTTGTTGGTAATGAGTTATATTATGAATTAGAATATGATAATACCTATGTAGAATCTTTTGTTAAATCAAAAGATGTAGGTATTACAATGACACATAAGGTTAAGCGAATAGGTTGTTCTAATATAAAGGATATTATAGAAGAAGGTAAGTTAACCATATATGATGCAGAGACAATACATGAATTAACTACATTCATAGCAAAGGGTTCATCCTATGAAGCTGGTAAGGCACATCATGATGATTTAGTAATGAATCTAGTAATGTTTGGTTACTTTGTACAACTGGGTATATTCAATGAGATATATGATATTAACATCAAGTCGTTAATATATGATGAGCAACAAGCAGAGATAGAGAGAGATATGATACCCTTTGGGTTTATAGATGATGGACAGGATGATAATTCAAGGGATTGGAATTTATTATAGAAATCTCTATTATTATAAATAATAATAATTGAGTACTAACCGTATAATGAATTCATATAAATTAATTTATTGAGGATAATAGAATGGGATTTCAAGTTTCACCTGGTGTTCAGGTAAAAGAAATAGATTTAACAAACGTCATCCCTGCAGTATCGACATCAATTGGAGCAATCGCTGGAGCATTTCAGTGGGGGCCGGTTGATGAAATAGTAACTGTAGGGTCAGAAAAAGGTCTTGTAGATGTATTTGGTGCTCCAAATACAGAAACAGCTAAGTTTTTCATGCCAGCCGCGTCATTTTTAAGATACGGACAATCATTAAGAGTTGTTCGAGCGTCATCTGGTCATTTAAATGCAACATCAACAGGAACAGGATTATTAGTAAAAAATTCTGATCATTACACATCAGTATCAATACCAGCCACAACAACTTGGTTAGGTAGATTTCCTGGTGTGTTAGGCAACTCCTTATCAGTAGCTATGGTTGGGGCAAACAGTACTGCATGGGGTGCATGGGGTACTACTTACAAAGCGCAGTTCGATACAATTCCGGGTACATCACCATATGCTTCAGATCAAGGTGGCGTTGCTGATGAGATGCATATTGTAGTAATTGATGAAGCTGGTGCATGGACTGGTCAAGCAGGTACTATTTTAGAAACATTCGCATATGTTTCACAAGCATCTGATGCTAAATCTTCAGATGGTACTGATAATTATTACAAAAATGTTATCAATACTTCATCTGAATATATTCATTTTGGTCAACATGAAGCTACTTTAGCCTCTTCAAAGGTTGGACAAACTGCTGCAGGAACAACTTTTACATTTCCTAATGCATTAACCGACAGATCTTTATCTGGTGGTACTGATGATAATATATTAACTCAAGCAGAACAACAAATCTCATATGATTTCTTTGGTGATGCTGAAACAGTTGATATAAACCTACTCATTGGTGGGCATCCTCCTGAAGATAGTGTAAATGCAGCTGTTGGATTTTCACAACATTTAATAGATATTGCAAATTCAAGAAAAGATTGTGTTGCTTTTATCTCACCATTACCCTCACTTACTGTTAATAATTCAACTGCAGCTGCGAATGTAATTACATTTGCAAATTTATTGTCGTCTACTTCTTATGCTGTATTCGATTCAGGCGCATTATATGTGTATGATAAGTATAATGATGTATATCATTGGATAGCGGCATCTGGGGCAGTAGCTGGATTATGTGCTAAAACAGACGCAGAGGCTGATCCTTGGTTCTCACCAGCTGGTTTTAATCGTGGTCAATTACTAGGTGTTACTAAATTGGCATTTAATCCAATTAAAGCAGAGCGTGATGATTTATATAAAGCGCGT